AGACCTGTTCCGGTATCCAGCGGATGCTGGCCGAAGTCCAGATATTGAGCCGGAGCTGCTTAAAGACATTCTCTTCCGCCGGATTTTCGACAGCATTCCGATAGGCTTCCCGGACGCGATCAATCTGAATGGTATGCCCCAGAGAAGGATTGGCTTTGTACCAATTGGCTTCATCCGTCCAGTCTTCCTCATGTTCCAGGCCATAGACCACGGGGTAAAAGGTGGAATCTTTCTTTCGGCCCGCCATCAAGTCAAGGGCCTTTGTGTGCAACTCATAGCAGATACTGTTCTTGTCGTTGCCCGCCGTCGTGATGATGAAGAAGAGCGGCTGCTCCCGGGCATCGCCGGAGCCTTTGGTCAGGACATCATAGAGCTTGCGGTTCGGCTGGGCGTGGATTTCGTCAAAGACCAGGCCCGACACATTGAGTCCGTGTTTGGTCCCGGTTTCCGCCGACAGCACCTGGTAGAACCCGGCGTTGCGATAATTGATGATGCGCTTGCCCGCCGTCCGTATCTTGGAGCGGCGCATCAGGGCCGGACTCATCTCGACCATCTGCCGTGCCACATCAAAGACAATGGAAGCCTGGTTGCGGTCACAGGCCGCACCATACACTTCGGCACTCGGCTCGTTATCGGCATAAAGAAGGTACAGGGCGATGGCTGCAGCCAGCTCGCTTTTCCCGTTCTTCTTTGGAATTTCTATATAGGCCGTCAGGAACTGCCGCTTCCCGTTTTTCTTGACGATGCCGAACAGGTCACGCACAATTTGTTCCTGCCAGGGCAATAAAAGGAAAGGCTTCCCGGCCCATTTTCCTTTGGTATGACAGAGATGCTCGATGAAAGCGACGGCACGGTCAGCCTTTTCTTCATCATAACGGGAATCCGGCAGCATGAACGCTGACGGCTTATATACAAACGCCAAACTTGTCACCCCCTTAGCAGCAGTTCCATTTCATCCGTTTCTGTTTCTGCCCCGTTTTCTTCCCCGATCTTGCGGCTCCGGGCAGACGGGGTCAGACCGAACTGCTCACAGAACTTCAGCATAATCTTGAGGTTCGTCTGAGCAATGGATACCTGCGGCACCTGCTGCAGGTACCCGTTCGGCGTCCGCACCATATCCCCATGCTGGGTGATGAACTCTTCGGCCCCTTTCCACCGGGCATACGCCTGGCAGTATCCGGCAAAGGCCATCATATCCAGATGGGTCAGCATCCCCATCTCAGCGAGGACTTTCCCCAGCCGCTTCCATTCTTTCTTGGCATCATCCTCCAGCCAGTCCGGGCAGCGAGGGAGCCGTCCCTTTGGCATGGGTTCCTTCTTATTGAGGGGACGATGGCCGGGATTGCCTTCCAGCACCTTGAGCGCCGTCGGCTTCGGTTTTCTTCCTCGTACAGCCAATGGCGCTCACCTCCCAATAAAAAAAGCCCTTGCGGGCTGTACGGCAGAGAAGGCCGCGGCTGCAGCCTTCTCCGATTTTCTTTTACCATTTCTAAAGAAAATTTATGCATTTTATTTTATGGCAAAGGACAGGGCCTTGCGGCCCCGTCTTCAGGATTCCCTTACTTCGTGCTTTTCAGGACATCGACCAGCCATCCGGCGCTTGGATGGGTTTCCCCGGTTGCTTTTTCAAGCACCTGGCGGTCTTCCTCGATATAATGAAGCCCCTTGCCGACTTTGATGAACCGGACATCTTCGTAGCCTTTTATATCGGTCCGGTAAACCCTTGCCGTGCGGCTTTCACCATCGTAGCTTTTGCCATCCCATCCGCCAAAAGTGAAGGTCACTTTTTCCTTGGCAGCCTTGAAATGGGCTTCAAAATCATTCCTTGTTATGGCTGTTTGGTATTCGCGAAGTTCGAAATGGTTGCGGAGTGCATCGATGTTTGTCATGGTAAAATCCTCGCTTTCGTGTGCTTTTCCTCTGGGGCTTGTCCCCTTTGTCATGTATATATATCACTCTGAACGCACATAATAGCAAGTCATTTATCCGATATTTATGCATCTTATTCGATGACTTCCCATTCATCGGCTCCGGGTACCAGCCCAAGACTGCTACCCGTATCCCACTGTACATGGATGGTTCCGGCATCATCGACGAACTGGACAGTGCCTTCAGTTCCCCTGGGCGGTGCCTGCCTGTCATCCATGGCGATAAGTCGCACCCGCGTCCCTTCCATCCGTTCCCGGCTGTGCCGCAGACCGGCCCGCAGGACGGACAGGTCGAAACCGAATTTGCGGTACTCCTGCTCCATGTTCTGGTAGTACCAGTCTTCCGGGATGCCGAACCGCCGGTCTTCGCGCATGATGTACACCAGACCGCAGACTGTACCGTCATCGGTTTCCATTTCCACTTCTTTTTTGTAGTAGAACCGCGGGAAGCCTTCATAGGCATCGAGCCGCCGTTCATCCGCCGAAGAAATGCGCCAGAAAACAACCGGCACGAAGGCATCTGCCTTTTTCTCGATAGTGGCGTAACATCCTGTCAGGGAACCTTTGAAGAGAAGTTCATATCCCCGGATCCGGCCCGTTCCCGCAAGAACGGCATCAGGACACCGTCTTGCCATCTGTATTTTACTCATGTTGCTGCCGTAGGCAATGTAGATTCTTTGTTTCATCGCTCTCATCCTTTCTGAAGGGAATGCCCTTCTACCACCCCAAGGGCAGCCGAAGCTGCCCGGAAGGCTATCCCCTTCAAGCGGCGGCATTGCGCCATGCGGAATTGCCTGTGAGGTGTTTGAGGAAGTGGAGCCGGCAGGTCTTGAATTCGTCGCCGATGAGCCCGAGACGGAGCATCCAGCACCGGAAAGCGTATTTCTCATTATCCGTTTCAGTCTTCCGGGCCGAGGCCTTCTTCTGCGTGAGGGCCTGATGGGCGACGGCTAGGCAGAACTGGATGTATGCCTTGATTTCCCCGGAGTGGAGCGTCCCGTTAAAAAGCCGGAACTCGACGGTCCCTTTGGTGAAGGTGGCATGCAGGTTCAGCCCGTGGTAGCGGGTGCTGTTGTAATGATGGTTCCGTCCGTAAGGTGCTTCCTGATACCAGAGGTCGGCGATGCCTTCCAGCGTATCCGGCTTTCTCCGATTGATGTCCTTCAGGAAGGTCGTGTTTGTCTTCCGGCAGTACCGGCTTTCCCGCGAAGGATTGATCTGGAGGGCGCGGTAAATCATGTCTTCCTTGCTCGCCATGATGTTCACCAGGTTCCGCAGGGTCTTTGCCGTGAACCGTTCGGCCCCGACATGGATGTGGATGCCGCAGGACTTGTTGGCAAAGGCCCCGGCCTTGCGGAGCGTCCGCACCAGCTCCTGCAGCTTCGTGATGTCTTCGTAGGAAAGAATGGGGCTGACCACTTCCGTGCGGTAGAAGCTGGAAGCATCCGTAATGTTTCCGTTCACCTTCTTCTGGGGAACCAGACTGGAATCGTTCATGGCTTTCCATTTCCGTCCCTGTTCATCCCTTGCGGTGTAGGTATCGTAGGCTCCGCCTTCGTGCCGGCTTTCCGTCCCGAAGAAGCTGGCCATGAGGCTGGCGGCCCGGCTTCTCGTGATCCCGGTCATTTCCATTTCGATGCCAAAGTGCAATGTTTTCATAATCATCTCTGTCCTTTTTATGTGTGCGTGTGTTCTTTCGGTACACTATATATCACTCTAAAGGCACACAATAGCAAGTTATTTTGAGAATAATTATGAATTAAATTGAAGGTTTATAGGTTCTGATGCCGGCGTTCCTTCTGCTTTCTGGCATGGGCCATGGCCTCTTCTTCCGTGCGGAAAGCACTCCATCCGTTCAGGTCTTTCAGCAGGGCCATGCGCGATTCGTGGCTGGCCCTGGTTCCCATGCCGATGCGCAGGAGCCACATCCGCAGGTAGTATTTCTCGTTTTCCGGCTTCCGTGTGGCAGGCTGGACCCGTTTCGCCTTTTTCGCCGCACTGACAATGAAAGCCGCCAGTTCAATCAGGGCGCGGTTCTTTACGGCATTGCCGGTCGCGGAGAAGTAGAATGTCACCGTGTCTGCGGCAATCAGGAACCCCCGCCCTTCTTTTCCGTAGTTCTGATAGATGGCAAAGAAGGAAGTCCGGTCTGTACCGGGTTCTTCTTTCAGGTCTTCCACCAGCCTGTCCGGCACATGGATGTTTTCATGTCCTGCGGCCCGGTTGAGCAGGTACTGCTGAGCATGGAGCATGAAGACCAGGTTGCGGAGCTGCGCCCCATCCATGCCATCATTGGGAACCTTGATTTCCATCTTGTCCGGCTCCGTCTGCGGCAGTGCTTCCGATTCTGGCGTTTCATCCTGCTGTGTCGGTTCTTGCGTTACTTCGGTTTCTGTTCCTTCTTCCGGTTTCGGCTGCGGAAGGATTCCTGCTTCCTGCAGGAAATCCGTGATGGCGGCTTCTGTCTTTTCATCATCGCATTCGATATCGCCGCTGCGAAGGATGCGGAATCCCTGCCCTTCGTAGGCAAAGGCCGGGGTCCCGGTGTAATGAAGCTTTTCGTTACGGTTGAAGGGAATCATCCTTCTGGCCAGTTCCTTGCGGTCGTTCAGGTTCGTCTGGATTGTCATGGTCTATGTACCTCCTTGTTTTGCTAGTACATATATCACTCTGAACGCCGATAATAGCAAGTTATTTCTGCACTTTATCATAAGGAATTTTCTCATTTTTACGCAGTACAAACACGCCTTCATCCCCGCACTCGCTGATATACCGCTTCACGATGACATCGACGAACTTCTCGTCCAGCTCAATGCCATAACAGATGCGGTCCGTCTGCTGGCAGGCCATGAGCGTGGAACCGGATCCGAGGAACGGGTCCAGGACGATGCAGTGGCTCATGGACGAATTCTCTATGGGGTAGGCCATAAGAACCACAGGCTTCATGGTCGGATGTTCCTTGCTGGCTTTCGGACGGTCATATTCCCAGATGGTCGTCTGCTTGCGGTCGGAATACCACTGGTGCTTCCCGTTCAGCTTCCAGCCGAACAGGCACGGCTCGTGCTGCCACTGGTACGGGCTGCGGCCCAGGACCAGGGCGTTCTTCTTCCAGATGCAGCAGCCGGACAGGTAGAAGCCTGCGTCCTTGAAGGCCTTGCGGAAGTTCAGCCCCTGCGTATCGGCGTGGAACACATAGATGGATGCATCCCGTTCCATGTTCTGCTCCATGTTGACGAAGGCGCTGAACAGGAACTGGTAGAATTTATCGTCCGGCATATTGTCGTTCTTGATTTTTCCGGCCGTTTCTTCCACATCCACATTGTACGGAGGATCCGTCAGCACCAGGTTGGCTTTCTTGCCGTCCATCAATCGTATATAGGTTTCCGGCAGCGTGGCATCGCCGCAGATGACGCGGTGCTCCCCCAGGAGCCAGATATCCCCTACCTTGGCCATAGCCGGCTGTTCCAGTTCTCCGTCCACATCGAAGTCATCTTCTCTCACCTTCTTGTTGTGGACTTTGGAAAAGAGCTGCTCCACTTCTGGTGCCTCGAAACCCGTCAAGTCTACATTGAAATCGACGCTCTGCAAATCCACGATGAGGTCGGCCAGGAGCTGTTCGTTCCAGGTGCCGGTGATTTTATTGAGCGCGATATTGAGGGCCTTGACCTTGTGTTCGTCCTCGATATGGACAACCACGCACTGGACTTCTTCATAACCCAGTTCTTTCAGCACTGTCAGGCGCTGATGCCCGCCGATGACGGTCATGTCGTAGTTGACAATGACGGGTTCCACATAGCCGAACTCCTGGATGGAGTTCTTGATCTTCTCATATTCCTTGTCACCGGGTTTCAGCTGCTTCCTGGGGTTATATGCCGCAGGCTTCAGCTGGCCGATGGGCAGGACTTTCCATTCCATATCCGATGTCTTCATACACTGTTTCCTTTCTGGATGCCGCGGCGATGGCGGCTCCGTATCCGTTCAGATGATGCCAGCGGCAATAATTCCGCACGCTGTCCCGTGACAGCTTCGTTTCCCGGGCGATAGCCTTGTACCCCATCCCCTGTCTCCGCATGGTTTCAATCTGCCTGCGCTGGCAGTCATTCATGAAGGTTCCCTTCTTCCTGGCAATAAAAAAGCCCCGGGCCAGAAGCCTGGAGCTGCCTGATATTCGGTTGAAGACCGTCCTTATATCCCCCCTTATGAATTTCGCGGTTTTTCCCATTTGAGGGGGCGGCGGTCATGGACGGAAGAGCTACAGAGATTGACATCCCCCCGCCCATTATTATTCTATTCATTTCCCATTTCCAATGTTATAATAAAAAGAAAACGGGAGAGGTCAGTATTCATGCTCACTATAAGACAAATGATGCGTTACTTACGTAATAATCATAACATGTCCATAAAAAGCAACCAGGCTCATGCTTTACGAAACCTTGGCTATTACCACGGATATAAAGGATATCGTTTCATCCGCACTCCTCAAAATCGAATATCCTTCCGCACCTTCGATGAACTACTCGCCATTAATAATTTTGATATGCATTTAAAATCATTGCTGTATTCAAAAGTCATGTTCATCGAAACAGCGCTCAAAAGCTATGTCATTGAGGCTGTCCTTGCTGATAGCAAATCCGAAAACATTAATGACATCTTTAATCGTTCTCTGACTTATTATAAAACATTTGGAGCTGGTAGTCATGAATATAAACGTTTTTTCACTAAGCGAATGACATTACGCGGTTCCATTAACAATACGCTTAAACGTGACTATGGTCAACATAATCAAATTGTTAATCACTTCTTCAATCAAGATCGTGAAATTCCTATCTGGGCTATATTTGAATCCATGACACTTGGAGATTTTGGCACCTTCTTTTGGTGTTGTAATAAAAGTGTAAAACTCTATACCTCTAAGTTGTTAGGACTACCTTCAAATCTGGACGCCGACGGTGAATTGACTAAAGATATTATCTTTACAATTAAGGATCTACGTAATGCAATCGCTCATAACAATGTAATTTTTGATGCTCGCTTCCGTACCAATAAAATTAGTCCACGCCTTGTCAGCCTCTTGCAGAAAGAAACATCTGTTCAACAAATTGATTTTCAATATATTGATGCTTACATCATATTAATCATTTATGTGCTAAGAAAAATGCAAGTAACAAAAACAGAATGTAAACAACTCATTTCTGGTTATAATAATAGCAAAGAACTATTACGCCAACAAATTTCAACTCCTATTTGGAATCAAATTCTTGGTTCAGGAACAAGGCAGAATATGGAATCACTAAAAGCATTCCTCACAAGGTCATAATTATAATTTTCTTGCTTTTGGGGAATTTATTTGCTATAATAACTTTGAAGAAAGTGGCTGACGTCTTCGGACTAGGCCCTAAAGAGACTCGATGCGTCGAGTCTCTTTTTTTGACTAATATTGATATCTTATTTCCCGGTCTTCGGTCATCGTCTTATGGTCATGGCAGCTCTTGCACAAAGTCTGCCAGTTCTTTTCGTCCCAGAACAAGTCCGGGTCGCCGCGATGCGGCTTGATATGATCCACGACCGTTGCCGGGACGAGCCGTCCTTTCTTTTTGCATCGGACACACCATGGATGACGATTCAGAAAGAACTTCCTGGCTTTCTGCCACTCTCTCCCGTAGCCGCGCAGCACCGCGTTCTTCCGTTCGCCCTGGCACTGCTGTTCATGTTCGTCACAATATTTTCTCCCATACGGCACCAGCCTTGGGCATCCCGGATACTTGCACGGTGTCTGTGGTCTTCTTGGCATTCGTATCATCTCCGGCATCAAAAAAGGACCGATGGCTTTTAAACCACGGTCCCTCATTCTTTTCTTGCTGATTATACTATACCACGCAGATAGTACTGACATCTAGTGCTGTTTACGTGACACTTACTGACAATTACTGAGAATTTCTATAAGGAGCCTCTAAAAACTCTGTTTTAGAAGCCCAATTTTCTTATTAAATGCCCCCTTCTGCCATCAAAGCCATATACAAAGGAGATCTAGCTTCGTAAAGCCAAGGAGATTAGCAAACTGAACACTCCCCACAGCGACATGAAAGATATATTGCCAAATTTTCAGCTAACATCTCTCGAGAAGTCACTTTGCCGCAAGAAAAATATCGATGTTTTGAGAATTCTGCTCGAGTTTCTTTCGCTCAAGCGTCAGACGGGAATTAATTTGCTCAGGAATATCACATCCATATCTACGGTTCAGGCCTTCAGTAATATATTCCTTCAGTATTTCCTTTTTAGATAAAAACGCATTGCCCAGATCAAAGTCCAAGCTCGACATCATAACGAACCAGCAAATTGGCGAATTGATATCCATTCAGCAAAATAATATTTGCTTTTCCTGCTTTTTCCTTAGCATCATTTGAAAACTCTTTTTCAGAATTAATGACAATAAAGATAGAGTTCTGATATTCTTCCTTATCCTTCATAAGGATTAACTGTTTCACACCATGCAGATCATCTGCATCTGTTCCTTCTTTCTTTTTCGCCTGGATACAGATTCTGGGGAAGATTGCATTCCCTGTATTGATATTGCTGATAGCATCCAGCAAAGAGTTGTTCTGAACCGCAGATAGGACAATATCAATATCGCCCCCATCTTCATGCTGATTCTTGGCGATAACAGCATAACCATTTTTCTCAAACAGCTTTGCAATGATATCTTCAAAGGTATGGGAATCCCACTTCACCATTTGTTTGACTATATCATTTAAATATTCATCTCTTGTCTTTTTTGTTGCAGTATTAAGATGATCAATCAATGAAGTGTTGGGATTAGCAATTGCATCAGGATCTTTTTTAAATAAGCTGATCAAAACGCCCACTGCTTCAATAAAATCATTATTCCAAACATGATTAATGGGCGATTGATAGGCCTTAAATTTTGTAGAAATAATTCTTGCCTCGTTATTTGCATTATATGGACAGCTGAAAAGCGGTCTCACTGTAATGAAATTCCCGAAATCATCCCAACCGTCAGGAATTTTAAAATCATATGGCTTTACACACTTTAAGATGGAAAAGCTACGGCACGGATTATTTTTTTCCTTACGCAGACTGACTTTTGGCACGATAATCAAATCATCAGGTTTGATTTCCAGCATAATACGAAGGTTTCTATAGCGCCTGCTTTTTTCTGAATCTGAACCGTCATTTGTCCAGACCTTGTTCCATGCCTGCAAAAAATCCTTTTCTTCCACATCAATTCGCATGCCATCGGCCCCCCAGCCCTGGTGGAGGCGTCCCTGCAGAATTTCCTGACGCACTTTTTGAAAATCCTCATCATAATTGATTCGAAAAACAAATACACTCATGATAGTTTCTCCTTATCCTCAATCCATATTATCACGATTTTAGAAATGGCCTATATTTTTTAACGCTTCTTCGTGCATCCGGTATACCTGCCGTACATTCAGTTTCAATGTTCCTGCAATCGACGCCCAATCTTTAAAGGCCAAGTAACGTAGCTCCAACACCACCCTTTCCCGATCATTCGGCACCTGACCGATTGTTTTCATAATTTCGGCCTTTAAATCCACTAACCTGTCAATCTCTTCATCCACTTCACGTTCCAGATCCATCATCCGGATAATCGTATCTTCCAAGCGGTGCGGATTGGGAGTACCACTTGGTGGTACCAAGCTTAAGGTAGATGTTGCTTTTCTCGCCAGTTGCCGTAGTGCTGATACCTGTTCCAGCTTGCTGTCGATCTGGATATTGATATTCCTTGCCTGTTCCAGGTAGGCTTTCACTTGCATATAATCCATTTCCCCTTTGATTTCTTCGCTCATTTTATTATACCATCCTTTCCCGTATCCGTTATCCCCAGGTCAGCTTTCACCGCCTCGATCAGTGCAGACTGGGTTCCGTCTTTGTGTTCCAAGACTTTCAGGATGCGCTCATCAATCGTGCTCTTGGCTACGATGTGCTGTATGATGACCGTCTTGTCCGTCTGCCCCTGCCGCCAGAGCCGGGCGTTAGTCTGCTGGTACAGCTCCATGCTCCAGGTCAGGCCGAACCAGACCAGGATGGAACCGCCCTGCTGAAGGTTCAGCCCGTGTCCGGCAGAAGCCGGATGGATAAGAGCCACGGGTATCTTTCCCTCGTTCCAGTCGGCGAAATCCTGCGATTCCTTCAACTCCCTGGCTTCCATCCGCTTACGGATGCGGTCTTTATCGTGCTTGAACCAATAGGCCACCAGGACCGGTTTCCCGTTGGCGCTTTCCACCAGGTCTTCCAAGGCATCCAGCTTCCGGTCATGGATGGTCACCACATCCTTGTCATCTGTATAAATGGCGCCGTTCGCCATCTGCGAAAGTTTCAAGGTAAGCGACGCGGCATTAGCGGCTGTAACCTCGCCGCCTGGAAGTTCCAGCACCAGGTATTTCTTCAGTTCATCATACCGTTCCTTTTCTTTCTCGCTCAGGCTGACTTCCTTCGCTACGCTCACCAGCTCCGGCATTTTCAAGTAATCGGTCGCCTTCATGGACACGGTGATGTCGGCAATCTGGTGATAGATGGCTTCTTCCGCTCCCGGCAGGGGTTTGTAGGAATACACCACCATGCCATTGCGCTTATCCGGCTGGAAATACAGGTTCCGGTACTGGCTGATATATCTCCCCAGCCGCTTTCCCATATCCAGGATGCGGAACTCGGCCCAAAGGTCCATCAACCCATTGCCGCTGGGCGTTCCCGTAAGGCCGACGATGCGTTTCACTCTGGGGCGCAAGGCCTTCATGGCCCGGAACCGCTTCGACTGGTGGTTCTTGAAACTCGACAGCTCGTCCAGGACGACCATATCGAAATCAAGGCGGCTGTTCTCATAGAGCCAAACCAGGTTCTCGCGGTTCACAATATAGATATCCGCATCCTGCTGCAAGGCTCTTCTCCGTTCTGGCACGCTGCCGACCACGACGGAACAGGCAAGACATTTCAGGTGGTCCCACTTCTTGATTTCATCCGGCCAGGTGTCTCTCGCCACCCGCAGCGGAGCGACAACCAGCACCCGCTGTACTTCAAAGGTGTCATACATCAGGTCCCGGATGGCCGTCAGCGTTGTCACCGTCTTGCCAAGGCCCATGTCCAGGAACAGGGCCGTGACGGGATGGGACTTGATATATTCGATGGCGTATTTCTGATATTCATGCGGCATAAACTTCATGCATCTCCGCCCCCTTTCCCATCGGGCGTGTGGGCAATGGCCTTTAGGACAGCAGGGATGTCCTCCATGGCATCCAGGACGAAGACCTGGTAGCCCAGCCTCCGCAGCATGGCATGCCGCTTCAGCTGCAGCGGCCTCGGCTTCTGCCCCGGCGCCTTCACTTCCACGAAGCCTATCTTCCCATCACCCAATAGGACCAAGCGGTCCGGCATGCCGGAAAACGATGGCGAAACAAACTTCACTGCCATACCGCCTGCCTTCCTGGTTTCCATCACCAGGTTATGTTCTATCTCTTTTTCCCGCATCGGTATCACCTCTTTTTTACTGGGGTGCAGGTCGTTGAAGGTCGTTCCGCAAACTTTCCTTAAAGGCATTTTTTCTATTTTTCAGCCCTAAAGGGAGTTTATGGATAGACCTGCACCGACCTGCACCCTTCCCTTTTCTCACAAGAAATCTGTGACTTTCAGTTTCAATCCGTAAATGAAATACCCTGCTTTCCGCTTGCGCCTGTCGAACCCGGCTTTCTCCAGTGCTCCATAGAAATCCGTCGTGCTGCGGGTATACTCGTTCATCTGCTGGCAGTACAAGCGGTAGGCCGTATAAAGCGCCCCGGACTTTTCCTGGCATGATGGATCCACATCGCAGCAGTCTTCCAGGAAATGGCGGAGCCAGTCATTCTGCCCGCGGTATTCCTGGATAGCATCCCGCACACATTTCGGCATGGTCAGATGGTACTCGCTGGCAATGACCTTCTCCGCCCCTTCGATGATCCAGCGCAGGATAGCAGGACCGGCTGCTTCCACCAGATAATCCGCATAGTTCTTGATTTCGCCATGGCCTTCAAACTGTGCCTTGAAGGGGATGACGATAAGCCGGCGCCATGTCCCTTCATCACTGGCTCCGACGCGGGGCAGATGGTTGGTATACAGGACCAGCGTATGGGTCGGCACAAAGGTAAACGGCGTCTTGTATTTCTTTTCGCCGCCGACTTCATCCGTAGAGCAGAGCTGCTTCAGGACGGAAGTAGAAAGCCGGACACCTTCTTCCATCTCGGCCGCGATGACCATGCGCTTGCCCTTGAGTTCCGCCATTTCCGGCTTGATGTTCCGCTTGCAGTTCGCCGTCAGGGCATCCGCAGAAATACCGCCGCAATAGCTCCCCAGCACCCGGGCAATGGAATTCCAGTACGTAGATTTCCCGTTCCGTCCATCGCCATAGGCAATGACCAGGGCTTCCACGTACACTTTGCCAATAGCCATAAGCCCGCAGATTTCCTGGGCGTAATCAATCAGCTCCTGGTCGCCCGTGAAAAACTCGTCCAGGGCCTGCTGCCAGACCGTCTCCCCTTCCTCTCCTGGATCGACAGCGGTACATTTGGTAATATAATCTTCCGGACGGTGATTCCGCCTACCCGCCATCCCCTGCCGCAGGTCATACGTAAACGAAGGCGTGTTGAGCAGGAACTCATCCGCATCCAGGGCCTGGATGGGAATGAGCAGCATCGGCTTCAGGGCCTGCAGGGCCGAAATGATGTAGCGCATATCCCGCCGCTTCATGACAAAGGCATAATATGCCAAAGCCGCCTGGTAGGACTGGAAGGCTTTCTGCTGACTGCCTTCGATGACTTTTTCCAGCATCCGGCCACCCTTATCGATGAGTTCTGCTGCAACGCCCATTTCCTGCAGTGCCTTCCTGCCAGCTTCCATCTGGTCCCTGGCATCTGCCAGCTGCAGTTCCAGGAATTCCTCCGCTGCGCCGATGGCTTCCTGATGGGATTCAGCCCAATAGATACCGTTGTACCGCAGGAAATCGGTATTTTCCGTATACCGCAGCTCATCACCATATTCCCGCTTCAGCACTTTGGCCTGACCGATATCCGAGTAGTCTTCCGGCTTCAGGCTGCCCTGACGGGCAAAATCGTTATTGTACTGGTCCGGGCTGATGTACCCATCCTGCCTGGCAATCTTTTCACCAAAACGCACAGCGCTCTGCCAGATTTTATTGAGTTCTGCATCAGCAAGCGGAGGGTCGCATTTTTCGGCCTCTTCAAGGAAAATGGAGTAGGCCCGCTCTGTTGCTCCGTACCGTTTGATGACCCGGCCGGCAAAGCGGCTCATGGTATTATTGCGCTGTCCCTGGGGAATGCTGTGTATCCCGGCTTCCCGGGCCTTCAGCACCTGGTCGATTGTCATTTTCCCATTCTGCCACAGCACCTTCTCAGCCGGACATCCGTAGATGAAACGGGCTGCATCAAGAGCCGCTTCGTCGAAAAAAGGATATGCGTGATAAACAGCCCGCTTCAGCTCCGTATAGCACGGTTCATCTGTAATCTCGGGAATCTCAAAATAGACGTGAAAGCGCGGCCTGGCACACTTCCCGTCTTTAGGCTTCATGTGATTCCGTGATGGGACGATAGCCATGGCAACCTCCGGCATCATGGCCAAGAATTTCTCCATGGTCTTCCATTCAGCAGGATTTTCCGTATGCGAATTATCGCAGTCCATGACTAGGACATCCGATGAGAGAAAATTCTCCCGTTTCCGGTAATCATTTTTGAATGCTACACAGACATGGTCAAACGCAACCGCAGCTTCAAGATCTTCGGCACAGCTGATTTTCCGTCGCTCTGGATAACGGCAATTAGCTTCTGCTCCCGTAAGAGCTGCCGTATAAAGGGTAAATTCCATGTTCTTAAACCTCCTCAATATACCGGACAGGCTTTCTTTTGCGCCGGGCGTACTCGATTTCTTTCTGCATCCCGTCCGAGATGGCATCGCCAAATACCCATAGTTCCGCGCACTTGGACAAAAGGGCGATATCCATGAAAAGGGCCAGGTCCCGCTCCGTCTTTTCATCCAGGAACTGGGGCAGGTACAGATGCGGGGCCAGCGGGATGCCTCCCTGATTTGTCACATAGCGGCAGTACCTCCTCGCCCTGGCCGTATTGGCCTCCACATCCCCGGCATAGGGCGAACACACGTATACCACTGGCCGGAACGGGAACCTTGCCGGTTCCGCATTCCGGATGGCCTGATAGGCTGTGGGGTCGGGATAATGTTCGGCGTTACGCTTCGGGTTCATCTCCATCGCGCACCTCCATCAGTTCCCGGGCACAGTCTTCACACAGGACCGCTGTCCCGAACAGGTCGCCCTTCCCATCGCCCAGAACTTCCTCCAGATCCACCAGGATTTCTCTGCCACAAACCGGGCAGCGGCAGAATACATTCTCATCGTTGATTTCGATTGTGACTTCCATGGCATCATGAATCGGTTCCTTGACGTAAAACATGCTTCATCCCTCCAGTTCTGTCTTGTAATAGGTCATGAGCATCTGTTTGCGCTGCTGGAAACCCGGACAGGAATACAGCAGACCGTAATCCAGGTGCTGCAGCCGGTCCAGGGCATGGATCTGCCGCGCGGTCAGATAAGGCCGGATGCTCTGCCCTTTTTCGATGCCGTTTGCCAGCCGGAACTGCTTGGCAGACATGCCCAGCACGATACGGTTCAGCATGTCACATTCGTTGCTGAAGTGGTACGGCTTCGGGCTTTCATGCAGGCGGCAGATCATATCCGTCAGCATTGGGAATTCCTGCCGGGCAGACAGAAGCGACCGGATGCACTGCTCCATCTCATTGAAGCGATGGATATAGAGTTCTTTGAAGCGCATTGCTTTTGCTCCGGTGTACCCCATGACCAGTATGGTAAAGCCATCTCGGGTCAACAGGTAACGCGGCAGTTTGCGGCCCCTGGCATCCCGATAGGCATTGCACTCAAAATTGAGGGCAATGAATTCTGGACTCAACCCGGAAGCAGGTGCAGTGATACGTTCGATATCACGCAGCACATTATAATGCTGCTTTTCAAAGACCGCTGCCACAAACAGGCTATCGACCCTGGCTACTCCTTTCTGGTCAGCGAACATACCGTAATCATCTTCAGGAATCAAATTTTTCATAGCGGATTCCACCTTTCGTTAAAATTTCCGAGGAACTCGTCCTCTATCAGTAGCAGGACAGAATCCGATGCTTTAAGTACCCCCATTTCAATCTTTCTGATAAAATTCACATTCGTATCCGTCTGCCCGGAGCAACAATCCCTCGGCCCACGGAGGTGTACGTCCCATCTGCTCACAGATGGCATCGACACTGGCATCCCGGCTGCATTCGATGATCAGTTCATCATGGACATGGCCGACGATGGCACAGCACCGCAAGGTCTGCATGGCATAGCAGAGGATATCCCGGCTGATGCCCTGGACGATGTTTTCCACGAACTTCGGGCCGTAGCTCTCCAGCCGTTCCCACTTTTTCGTTGCGCCGATGCCTTCATAGGTGACGGATTCCCCGCCGAAGCGGTTCTCGCCTATCCGGGGCTTCACATAGGAAAGCCGCCGTCCGCTTGGGAGCTGGATGAACAGCATGCCGCTCTGGCAGAGGAAGCGGATGCAGCCGGCCCGCATGGGGATCTGTTCCTTGATGGCTGTCTTCACGGTGGCATCCACCTGCCACCAGAAATCGACGATATGCGGATTGGCCGACCGCCAGGACTGCACCAAAGGATACAGCTCGTTTTCCGTAAGTCCCATGTCCAGGGCGCCCATGGCCTTCAGCGCACCTGTAGAGCCGCCATAGCCAAGGGCCAGTTCTGCGATTTTCCCTTTCTGCCGGAGATGTCCATTGACGCCATGTTTTTCCACCGGAACGCCGAACATGGAGCTGGCCGAAGCACAGTAGATATCCCCATTCCTGGCAAAGACATCCAAACGCCATGTTTCTCCTGCCAGCCACGACAGCACCCTGGCTTCAATCGCCGAAAAGTCCGATACGACAAACTTCATCCCTTTCCGTGGCACAAAGGCCGTGCGAATCAGCTGGGAAAGGACATCGGGGATGGAATCATACAGGAGTTCCAAGGCTTCATAATTTCCCTGGCGTACCAATTCCCGAGCTTCTGCGAGATCCGGCAGATGGTTCTGGGGCAGATTCTGCAGCTGGATGTGCCGGCCGGCAAATCGCCCGGTCCGGTTGGCCCCATAGAATTGGAACATGCCTCTGGCCCGACTATCCTCGCAGGCAGTCATTTCCATGGCCTGGTATTTTTTGACCGAGGATTTGGCCAGCTTCTGCCGGAGCAGCAGTACACTGCGCAGCGGTTCTTCTGCCGTCTTCAGCAGTTCCTGCACCTGCTTCTTTCCCAAAGAATCGGTCTTCATCCCATGCTGTTCCAGCCAGCCGATCATCTGGATAACGGAGTTCGGATTCTCCAGGCCCGTCTTTCCCTTCAGTACAGCCATCAGGCTGTCCCGGCTGCGGGCATCGATGACGATGGCATTTTCAGCCAGCGTCCGGTCAATGGCGATGCCCCGATCGTTGATTTCCTGGTCGAGATGATATTCATCCCATATCGGTTCCGGGACAGGATACTTCTTCAGCCGCTCCTGGATGACCATTTCCACTTCCACATCCCGTTTGTTGTAGGACTTGAACAGCGTCCATTTATCGGGTGCATGCCGAGGTAGATTCCTCGTTCTGCCGCCATTCAATTTGGTTTCCTTACAGGGAACGCAGAAATAGCGGATCAGGTCTTTGCCTTCCTTCATCTTTTGGCTGTCCAGTTTCAGCACGGCCCCTGCGCCTTCCAGGGAAAGGGGCAGGCCCATATAGGCCGACCAGATCATGGAGCATTTCCATCCTGCCGGATTGAGGAACCTGGCACAGTCCCGGGAAAGCGGATGATGGTCATGGAACGGATCCAGGCTAATTCTCAGGTCACGCAGGTATCGCGACAGGCAGACCCGTTCAAAACTGGCATTGAACGCCCACTTGGTGACAGATTCATCGGTCAGGGCATCTAGGATATCATCCGGGATGCGTTCTCCCCGCGCCAGGTCAACGACCTGCACCTTGCCGCCATCTATGGCATATCCGAAGAGGAGAATTTCAAAGGCCGGCGATTCAGCATATTTGTACACGCCGCATTTGGCCAAGTTAACATCGCTGAATGTTTCAATATCGATACTGATGGTTTTCATACTCTTCACCTCGAAAAAACGGCGAGGCACAAGGCCCCGCCGCCGCTATTCACTACTACTTGTTCCGGAAGGATTCCATCTGCTTGCGATGATATTCTTCTTCCCGTTCTTCCCGGTGCCGGGCCATTTCTTCATCCCGCTGGTCTTTTTTGATATCCGTATAAATCATGGCCACGAAGAACCCGCCGGCGCACAGTGCGACCAGGCAGTACAGGCCGTCCAGAATCAGTCTCATCATAGTTTCCATAATCGCGCCTCCTTATGCCAGGAAATCATCATCGTCAGCTGTAGCAAAATCATCTTCTGCACGGGGCTTGCCACCGAGGGGTTCGCCATCACGGATTTTCTGCAGATTGTTCAGTCCGCAGGCAATGCCTTTATTGCCGTTGCTGTTAAAGGCATAGAAGTTGATGGACGCACGGCCATAGACGCCGGAGTAGACTTCAGAGCGTTCTAGGATATGCTGGCAGTCGGCATCGACGATGCCCGGCTTGGTAGCCGAGTTGGCATTGATGAAGAAGCTGTCTTTATAAGCGTCATCGTCCGGGCGTTCCAGGTCGCCGTCACGGAGCGGTGTCTTGATGGCTTCGAGAGCCGGTACAGCGCGGCCATTGCCCTTGAGCTTGCTTTCGCCTTCTTCGTAGGCAGCCTTGATGGCGGCGCGGATCTTTTCTACGGTCTTCGTATCCGACTTGGGGATGATCAGGCTGACGCTGTACTTCGGCGTACCGCCATTGATGGACTTCGGTTCCCAGACGTTGGCATAAGACCATCTGGTATTGACTCCGGTAATCACTTTGCACGGATTGACATAATTCTTGGACATAACAAGTTCCTCCTTATTTTTCATCATTGAAATCATCTGCCGCGGTATGCATGGTCGGACGCTTATCCGATTCCGGCACCAAGACCGGCTTGCCCTGCGGCTTTTCCACTAAATCTGACAGCAGTTCTTCGAACCGCTTCTTGCCGAGCTGTTTCGTCATCGCCGTGATGCCGAGCAGCTTCCTTTCATATGGGTCGAAGCCCGCATCTTCCACTTTGGCGGCGACTGCTTCTTCACTTACGTAGCGGCGGTTCGACCGGCCTTCGACCAGTTTCCATCCGTCCCAATGCTTGCCGGACAGGGCCTGTTGCAAAGCGTATTCTTTGACATCCCCGGCCCAGTTCACCAGTTCATCGGCCTTGGCCAGGACGGCTTCGATTTCTTCATCCTGCAGCGTGGATGGGACGGCGAAATCATACTGAGCCAGTTCCAGGTTATATTCAGCCCGCTTGCGGCATGTCGCCTTGATTTTGCAAAAGCGGCAATGGTCGCCAGCCTTGTACTCCCCTTCGCCTTTGGCCGCCAGTTCCGCTGCGGGCTTCAGCACCGTTTCGGCCCACTGGAGCAACTCTTCCTTGCTCATGGTGCAGGTACTGACGTTGTCCCGGCGGGGCTGGAAGATGGTCATGGACACCTGGTGGATATCATAGATGCCATCGAACAAGTTCAGTGCGCCGAGGGCATAGCACATCATTTGCGGATTCTTCTCGGCATCCACCAGGACTCCCAGGCCGTTCTTGTAATCGATGACCGTCAGGGTATCGTCGGCCACGATGAGGCAGTCGCCTGTTCCGAACCCGCCAGGAACCCACTTGGAAAAATCCAGCTGCTGTTCAATCATAATCAGCGGGTCCTTGCAGGATGCTTTGGCCGCTGCCAGACATTCCATAACGAACTGCGCATATTCATCAGTGCATTCCGCCATCTCCTCATCAAAGTACGTCAGGGATTTCGTCGGGTCTTCCATCTTCTGCCCCAGAGCTGTCTTCACCTTGAATTCGCAGAGCGTATGGGCATCTGTTCCCTGGCGGGCGAATTCACTGGAGGTATCCGGCAAATTGGCACATTCCTGGGCGGACGGCGGGCAGGCCAACCATCGGTAGCAGGAAGATGCGGACAGCATCGCGTGTTTACCCGGCATGACCGATCACCTCTAGCTCCTTCAGGAACGCTTCATACTGTGCCGCATCAATGCCGGACAGCTTGTCCGCCCCATACTTCTGGATGAGGCTGCGGACTTCTGCTGTGAATCCCTTGCGAGCCTTGTCGGCAGCAACTTTACGGACATCTTCCAGGGTCAGCGGCTCTTCAGCCTTCTCAGATTTTGCTTCTGAAGCTGGCGGATTATCTTCTTTCACCGCCATGGCTTCGGAAATCTTCAGCAGCGCCTTTCCGCAATCGGTCAGGGCTGCTGCCAGTTTCTGCAATTCATCGTTTGTCATACGGATTGACTCCTTTCACATGTCTTTGCATCGATAAGAGATGGATGTTCCTGGCGATACTGCGGGTCGTGGTGCTGATGGCCATCAGCACTGCCGCCAGTTCCCGGTTCAGCTTTTGCTGCTGAGCCAGTTTCTCAGGTGTCTGTGTGTGAATCATCTGTCTGCCTCCTTCCTGAAGAGCTTCTTCGTTCGCCCTTCACCAGTAATAGGACAACCGCGTTATCGTTAAGTACCGATTTCAAAAAAAAATCCGGCCACTTTTTTTTGCAGCCGGATTTTTCCCCATTTAACGGAAGTCTTCGAGGTGTTCCTTTAGGAGTGCATAGAGCTTATGTTTGCGCTTGTTCACCGCTTTCTGGCTCAAGCCGACGGCCTTCCCGGTCGCCGCTTCGCTGGAACCATCGGCAAGCATCATCAAGATAGTCCGATCGATGTCCTGCAGGGCTGCCAGTTCATGGCGCAGCGCTGCCAGCAACTCTTCCTTCACGACTTCTTCCTCTAAGTTGAAGTCATCAGGCACCTCCAGCTCGTAGTCATCCCGCACCTTGTCCGCCGATACCTCATCGGCACCATGCCGCTGCTGTCGTTTATCTTCCCGCCAGAGCGGACGCATGAATTCATAGTACTGTTCTTTGGTTGCTGGAATCAGAATAGTACGGACCTTACGGCAACCGATTTTTGACCAGTGAACTTCACTGTTTCTGTATTCCTCGGTAATGATGGTTTCAGGTGTAATTTCCAATGGAATATAGTAGTTTTTCTTTTCAATATTTGTCTGTTTTTTGCCCATCGTTTAACTCGCTTTCATAAACGAACGAAGCGAGTTTTCGCACAGGGCCGCCCATCTTGACCATTTGGATGCTCCTCGCTCCGCATGGTCAACCGTCCTGGTGGGTTGACACAGAAATCTAATGTCCATCTCTCGGCTCCAGGCATCTTCCCGTCGAAAGATGAACCTCGAAACGGATTTTTTAACTACAGATTGAGGGATTCAGGAGTACGACAATCATGCCATCACGTGATATAATGATAGAAAGGCAACTATGTCGGCCCCATTGCCCCATCTGTGATTTCAGAATATTGTTTATCGGGTTTATTGCAATGGGATATCGAGTTTATTGAGTTTATTTTTGAAAAACAGAGGCAATCATGAAAAACACGAGAATCCCCTTCCTTTGCGGCGGTACGTTCTTTGTCCAAGTTCTCAGATCAAGAAAGAGTACAAAGACACATACCGAGCTTGTAAAAGGACAAAAAGAAAGCCTCTCTGAACCGGAATTGTTCAGGAGGCTTATTTCAATTTATCAGCTTACAGATTTCTGTTCGGCAGGCACCACTCTTAAGACCTATGCCAGCTTTTTTAAACAATGCCAAAAGAATTTATGTACCTTCATTGGATTTAACGATTATGATAAACGCAGAAACTTTGGTGAAGACATCCAAAAAGAAAATTCTAAAGCTTTTTCTGCGATGGTGCAATTTACCCGTGATTTCATTAACGAGTCGCTATACGAGCAACTCACCCGTAATTTGCTCGGTTTAATACAAGAAGATTCCTCAATACCAGTAGATGAAAAATTTTTCATTTGGCCTAAATGGGTTGAAAAACAGAGCCTGATAACCCACACAGAAATAAATCTTCCTGATCTTCTTTTGGGCATTTTGTATTATATCGCCACAAATCGTTCTAATGAAAATATAAAAGGCGCCGACACCTACCACTCCTGGTATCCCGTCAGCTATGAAAAATATGAGGGACGTGTAGGAGCCAATATTAAACAGGAACTGCAAGTTACTTGCAGCAACACATCCCATCAATCGGCATCCGCATCTGTACTTGACGGAGAAAACAATCAAAGTTCAGAAAAGGCTTATGAAGCCGACGATTCGTCTACCACCGAAGAAAACAACTATTCAAAAACACAAATCATTCAAAATGCGACTATAGTCAACCAACATGGTGAAAAAAATATCCACATCACTCATGTCGATACGCTAATTATCTGATGGCAAAAGGGGCGGTTAAGATGTCAAACAAATTCCCAGCTAAGGGCCAAATAAAGCCAATAGAGGTTTCTGTTGACGCAGTAACTAATAAAAGCATCAATCAGTATGGGGAAAAAAACACAGTCATACAGCATGCCGACACGGTCAACATCAATATGCAGCCAGGCAGAAACTCATCTACATTTCCTAGTACTATATTGGGTGATATAAAAATTTCCAATAACGATGCAAAATTATTAGCAGAATTTAAAAATGCTTATAAAAATATTCTGAAATACTGCATACGCATCGATCCGACAGGCGATGCTTTTGATATTCATTGTATTGAATTGATTGAACGTAACTACAATAAATGGCAGTTTGATTGGAGAGATTTCGAATCTGAAAAAATACAGGAAATCGTCTGCCACACGTTAAACAATTTCAATGAATATTTGTACTATCTCTCTGATAAATATATGCGGCTACTCCCCTCTAACCCTGATTTTTTAATCTGTAAAAATCAGTCCATTAAAGAAGGAGAAAGATTACGTGAAGAATTAAGGCCTAATTCTATTCGCATCCGCGAAGAATTACGTGACCGGTATCTCGAACTTTGGCCAGCAAAAGAGCCAACACCCAAGTAATAAGAAATTTCAATGGAGTGTGATTCTAATTGTCCAATGATTTAACCCTGAGCAAAACCACTATATCTCAGCCGACGACTTCAATTACGCCGTCCATCTCACAGCAAGGACAAAAAAACACGTTGATTCAGCATGCTGATAATGTAATCATAAATGCCACACAAAAAACAATTCCAACTATCGTGCCCAACCAGCCGCTGACTCCTAATACGGATTATTACAATCTAATAGTTGACGGGATGATTGATATCAAAAATCCAGAAATCTGCTTTTCAATAGAACCATCAAGAGCACTTACAGAATATATTGATGATGACGTAAAAAAAATGTTCGCACTTCTATCAGATGATGCAATTCAGTCGCTTCAAACCTTTCCTACTATTTTTGCACATGAAAACGAAGGATATGGTTTAGCCGCTCCGGATCAGCAAGCGGGGTTCGGCTACATCCTGAAAATAAAGGTACGCCATGAAGGAATTATCATCAAACCATCCATTCTTTGGAAATTCAGTCAGCAAATATTAAACGAGAACTTGCTGAATTTTGATATATATGGGCATAAAGGCTTCTGTGAACTCAATCGGACACACTGGACTGTCAAAAAGGTCGATTTGATTTCTGAATTCCGTGAATTGGGGTTCCCGATTTAAACCTACTGATTGTTAAGCCTTCCCGGCTAAGGCTTGTTCTTTTGCTATCACAAACGAGGCGAGTTCAATGACAGAAAAGAAAATGCAAGGCGCAATAAAAGCAATTTTTCTCGACGACAATACGTTTCATGGCGTTACAATAAACCCTACGCTCATTAACTATTTTTACGGTAAAAATGGCAGCGGAAAATCCACGATTGCCCGCCTTATTCGTTCTAAATCCGGAATTACCCCGGACATCAGCAACTTTGAAGTTCTAGTCTATGATCAGGACTTCATCGCAAAAAACATTAAGGAAGATGCTGCTATGCCTGGCGTTTTCAGTTTGAACGAAGGAAATATCAAAATTCAAAATAAAGTAGCCGAATTAAATGGAGAACGCGACAAGCTTGCAGTGCAGTATCAAGAAAAGAAAAATGCACTTACAGATGCAAAAGAAAAGCTTCCCGCATTAAGAATCGCATTGGAGTCCTCTTGCTGGGAAACCACATCAGATATCCGCAACCGCTTTGCAAAGGCACTTGCAGGTAAAAGAGGAAAAAAATCCGTATTCACTGATGAATTGCTTTCCATCAGTGAACCTAAGGAGCAAGATTTCAATGTACTGCAATCTTTATATGAAACTGCATTTGATGAAAGAGCCAAATCCTATCCTCTTTTAAAAGAAGGATGTAAGGATTCCCCTGAAGAACCTCTGGATTCGGTATTACTTTCCCAACCTATCATCAGCAGTGCCGATACTCCTTTTGCAAAATTCATACAGGCGGTAGGTGCAACGGACTGGGTCAAACAAGGTCACGAGTTATTCGCAGAAAAAACAGATGGCCATTGCCCTTATTGTCATCAGCTTCTTCCTGCTGATTTTGCAAAACAGCTTGCCGCCTGTTTCGATGAAGAATATAAGTCTGATATCGATTCACTAGAAAATTTCCAACAGTCTTACAATGATATATTCGCTCGATTATTAACCCAGTTCGATAATAATCTAAACTGCGAGTTTTCTCGCATTGATTTCACAGTATACAAAGAACAACTTATTAACCTGAAAAAGACTGTACAAATTAACCAAGGTTTCATACAGGAGAAATTAGATGCACCTTCACGCCCTATTTACTTAGAAGATACATCTGAACTTGTTGATAGCCTAAATGCTTTAATAAAAAAATTCAATGCCGCTATCCAAGCTAACAACGACATCATTGCTTCTTTACAGGAAAAACAGGCCGAGTGTAAAAAATCAGTCTGGCAGCATATGGCTTTCCTATCTAAAAAAGAACTTGATGCTTACCGCACCAGTCTAAAAAATGTGAATGCAGAAATTTCAAAATTGACGAAAGAACAAAATGACATTACCCAAAAAGGCCTTTCTTTAAAATCACAGATTGCTAAACTGAATAGTCAGATTGTCAATGTCGATTCGACAATGGAAACAATCAATAAAGAATTACTAGATTCAGGGTTCCAAGGGTTCCGTCTTCAAAAGAATAAACGCGATTCCACCAAATATGAAATTATTCGAGATGATGGCTCCCCAGCACATGGTTTAAGCGAAGGTGAACGTAATTTTATTGCATTCCTTTACTTTTACCACAAAGTCAAAGGACGCGAACATGCTGACAGCGATTTTAAAGACCGAATCGTAGTTATTGATGACCCTGTTTCAAGCATGGACAGCACATCACTGTTCATTGTCAGTGCCATCATCCGTGAAATGATTTCCATTTGTTTTAATAATGGTTCTGCTTCAAAGCAAGATACACCGCGCTATATAAAACAAATTTTTATTCTGACGCATAATGCCTTTTTCCATAAGGAAGTTTCATATAACCGACTCAAATACTATCATTGCGTAAATTCTTATCTCATTCAAAAAACACGAAATGTCTCGATAGTAAAACTATGCGTCAAACGAGATATCAACAGCGATACCCCTGCAATCGAAAAAAACTATACACCTGTACGTGATGCATACGCCGCTTTATGGAAAGAATATAAGGAAGCAAAATCCGCTACGGTCATTATGCGTACAGCCAGACAAATTTTGGAATATTACTTTATCCAAATTAGCGGTTACGAAGGTCAAACTTTAACAGATCGCATCATGAAACGAAAAGACGAATTTCTCGAAATAAGACCTGACGGAACTGAAAACAGAGAAAAGCAACATTTACTGAACGCCCTTTTAAGGTATATAGGAGCTGAAAATCAACGATTCAATGACGGACTCGACTATGTAGAAGACGCAGAAAATATAGATCAAATTCGTTATACATTCAAACTCATATTCGATGTAATGGAACAGACCCAGCACTATGATATGATGATGACCCCCGCATAAAATACGGCAGTAACGATAAAAAGCTATCGTTACTGCCGTATCTATTTTACTGGCAATCTTCTTTTCTTCACCCTGAACTTCTCCCTAATTTTAGGCATAAAAAAAGTTTGGCACTTTGGCGACCTAAACGGAAACCTTGCTATATATGGGCTTTTCAGCTATGCACACCATTCAAAATTTTGTATCAATCTCAATCATCTTTGCTCGACGAGGAGGATGTGTTTTTTACCGACGTCGATGGTTTCTTTGACGGCAAAGGCATTGTGGACGTTCTCGGTCCGCTCGTCCCGCCGGAGCTGCCATTGGACTTTCGTCGGCCGCAGGCGCTGCAAGGCGTCGCACCAGGTCCAGCGGGCCGAGGCCCAGTCGCGAAAGAGGGCTTCGGCCTGGTTGAAGCCGCGGCGCTGTAATTTTTCCGGTGCCAGCGGCACGGGGACGACGACGTCGATGCGGGCGAACCGTTCCGGCCAGGGGAAGCGGTCGAGCAGGGTCCGGCAGGCCCGGCACTTCCCTGGCTTGCCGTTATATTTGATGTCGTGCAGGACATGGCGCATGGCGCCGCGGTAATCGGCCAGGCAGTAACAGGCGCTGAGGTGCCTCACAGCCGGCGGCTTGTTGATGCGCCGGGGATGCCAGATGGCGGCCAGACAGGCCGGGCACCAGTCGCCATCATGGGCTACCATGGCGCCGCAGGACGGACAGCGCGGCGGATATAAGAGGTTGAAAAGCTGCGTGATCAGGGACATGGTCTTCCCTCCCTAGACGATGAGTTCTCCTTGCAGGCGCGGGATGAGCAGTGTGAAGCGGCGGCTCGTGCGCTGGTTCTGGACGGCTGTCTGGACGGCCCGCTTGGTGCCGACGAGGATGACTTTGCGCTTGGCCCGGGTGACGGCCGTATAGAAGAGGTTGCGCTGGAGCATGATGGCGTGGCTGTTGACCAGGACCATGATGACCGTGTGGTATTCACTGCCCTGGCTCTTGTGGACAGTAATGGCATAGGCCAGGGTGATTTCATCGACTTCCTGGCCTTCGTATTTGACATCCTGTTCGGGATAGCAGACATAGACCATGTCCTTCTGGATGGCAAAGATTTCACCCATATCGCCGTTGAAGACGCCTTTTTCATAGTCGTTGTGCTTCTGCATGACCTTATCGCCGACGCGGAAGACGACGTTCTTCCCTTTCAGTTCGGCCTTCCCTTCGGCCGGCGGGTTGAACCGTTCCTGGATGAGCTGATTGAGGTTATCTACGCCACAGGGGTTCTTATACATCGGCGACAAGACCTGGACGGCGAATTTATCGCCCGTTTCCAATAATTCGCTGTTATAGAGGGCGCTTATCTTTTCGGCGCCGTCGGCTTCGTTGTCGATTTCGACGAAGCGGAATTCCGTGTCTTCATTGACGACGGGCAGGCAGCCGCTGTTGATGAGATGGGCATTGGTGACGATGCGGCCCCCTTCTTTCTGACGAAAAATCGTATCCAGACGAACGACCGGGACCTGACCGGACGCGATGATGTCGTGCAGGACGGCGCCGGCCCCGACCGACGGCAGCTGGTCGGCATCGCCGACGAGGATGCAGCGGCACTGCGGCTTCAGAGCGCTGAGGAGATGGTACATCATTTCCATGTCGAGCATGGATACTTCATCGACGATGACCAGGTCGGCCGGCAGCATCTTCGTCTCGTTGTATTCAAAGACCTGCATGGCCCCGACGTGGCCGTCGGGAACGAGCAGGCGGTGGATGGTCTTGGCCTTGCGCTGCGTCGTTTCGGCCAGGCGCTTGGCCGCCCGTCCCGTCGGTGCACAGAGCAGGATGCGCAGGCCTTCCTGTTCGGCCAGGCGGATGATGGTCTGGACGACGGTCGTCTTGCCCGTCCCAGGGCCGCCGGTGATGACAGTCATGCCGGACTGAAGGGATTTCTCTACGGCTTCGCGCTGCTTGTCGGCCAGCTCGAAATGGCGCGCATCCTGCCAGCGGTCGAGGAAGAGCTGGACGTGGGTCTTCATGGGCAGGGGCTTCATATTCCCCATTTCACCGATGCGCCCGGCAATATATTCCTCTTCTTCATAGGCTTCCGGCGTGTAGACGTACAAAGTCCCTTCAAAATCGGCCGTACAGAGCTGGCCCACTTCGATGGCTTCCCGGAGGATGTCGTGCAGCCCCAGGGCATCGGCCTGGAGGATGAAAGCCGCCCGCCGGACCAGTTCCGTATCGGGGATACAGACGTGGCCATTCTGGGTCATCGTCCGCAGGACATAGGTCAGGCCGGCGCTGAGGCGCTGCGGGTCCTGCCGGTCCATGCCGTAGGCCAAGGCGATCTGGTCGGCCGTCTTGAAGCCGATGCCGTCGATTTCAGCGATCATGCGGTACGGTTCTTCCGTCAGGACGTAGTGGACGTCGTCGCCGTATTTCTGCAAGAGCCGGCTGGCATAACGGCCGGCGACGCCGTGCTGTTCCAGGTCATAGGCGATGTCGTTGACCTGTTTCTCTTCATAGAAGGATTCCGTAATGACGGCCAGTTTCTTCGGGCCGATGCCTTCGACTTCCAGGAGCCGCTGCGGGTCTTTTTCCAGTACGGCCATGGTATCCTTGCCAAAGGCTGCAACGACGCGGTGGGCCAGGGCCGGTCCCATGCCCTTGACAGCGCCGCTGCCCAGGAAGCGTTCGATGCCGTCGACCGATTCGGGGATGATGCGGCTCCAGCCATCAGCGGCGAACTGGCGGCCATAGCGCTTATGCTGGACCCAGTGGCCCTTCACTTCCAGGCGGTCGCCGACGAGGGGTTTCGTCCCGTGGCCGGTAACGGTATACGTCGCATCATCGTCTTCATCGTGCAGGCGGAAGACGCGGTAATCCGAATCGGGCGCTTCAAATAAGAGGCGTTCCGCAATGCCTCGTACTACGATTTGTTCCATCTTCACAGCCCCATATGCTCCCGTTCGTATTTCTTGCTCTCATCCATGATGCACTGATAAATACGCCGCAGATACGGCGACAATTCCTTCTGGACGGTCAGATTGGCGATCTTATCCAGGACCTGCCGTTCCCGGCGGGGGTCATAGATTTCCATATGATGCTCCTTCTTATAGGCGGCGACTTCGGCGACGACCTGCATGCGCCGTTCCAGTATTTTCGTCAAATCCCGGTCCAATACGTCGATTTCCCGGCGACATTCTTCTAATTCCATACACTAGCCCTTCCCTTCTGCATAATATCTTTATTATAGCAAAAAAAGCGGGTTCAGGCCATTTTATTCATCTTGTACACTCTATGCAAAATCGGATTTGAAAATTAGTAACCCTCTCATCGCCTGTATGCGATTTCGCAGGGGACGTCCTGAACAAGGCGTCCCGCCGAGAATCCTGTGAATAGCCAAAGTTTATGACAATGCCAGAATGGGCTTTGATGAAATCTCGCAACGGGCTGTCCAGCCACGGCTGTCCGTTTTGGCAGCCGTTCTGCGCCTTCCGTTGGTCGGCACCTGACGGGCCAAAAAGGCTTGGGACAGCCCCTACGCAACCCCAATCGGGGTTAGTTGATTGTTTTGTTTCTGTTTATCTTTCGTATTAGCTATGATTTTTTGCATACCTAAATAGGACCCGTGCACGGTTATGTGCGCAGGTCCTGTTTAGGTAATCCCGATTCAATTAGTGAGCTCTGGTCACCAAGGCCACGGACTCGACATGTGTATCACTGTCCAAACTCATTTCCATATCTTCCTCAATAATCGGAAGCTTGAATTTGATGGATTTGAGCCACTGACCGTTTGGCTGTCGTTCCT